CATATCGACTGATACTTCGTCTTCTTGGTTACCACCTAGTACGTAGTAATATAGTTTACCGTCAAGAGTTGTAGAGCTAACATAAAAGGCTACGTGACCTTGCCATCCAGAGTTTCCTCTTCTAAATATAAGAATATCACCTTGGGTTGGCTCAGTTACTTTTTCACCCCATCTTAAAAAGCTTCTAGCTGTTAAAGGATGGTTACTTACCGAGGCTGAAGTTGGTAAATCGTTTTCTAAAAGAACCATATTAACAAAGGCAGCACACCATTCAACCTTTACTGGGTCGACTCCTAATATGTCTTTTAGTACATAGCGATCGTCACGCTCATCTAAGCCTATCCAATAATAAGCTTTATGAGTTAAAGTACTTTTTGATATACGTATAGTGTCATCTGTTGCTTTTGCACAGGCAGCCATAAATAACATGGCAAGTATAAGGGTAAATTTACTCATAGAGGTATTTATAATGAGAGTGTTAGTTACAGGTGCTACTGGATATATTGGAAGCCATGTTTGTAAAGCACTAAAACAAAATGGTCACGAAGTTCATGGATGGGATAATCAATTTCATAATGAATTTAATGATGTTAGTACGTATGTTGATAGTCTTCAAAAATTAGATATTACTGATACGTCAAGAGTTAGTGGATCCTATGATGCAGTAGTTCATTTAGCTGGTCGTAGTATTGTTCCTCAATCACTCAAAGAACCAGCTGAGTACTATAGAGTAAATACTATGGGTACATCCAATATGTTAGATAACGTTGAGACACCAAACTTTATTTTTGCAAGTACAAGTAGCGCTTGGGAAATGAAGTCTCCATACGCTCGTAGCAAAGTAGCTGCTGAAGATATTATTAGGCAAAAATCTAATGGTCATACTATTTTTCGTTTCTTTAATGTTTCTGGTACTGATGGGGAGTTCCGTCAGCTCGGCAATGCAACTCATCTTATTCGTCGTGCTGCTATGGCTGCTACTGGCAAACTTGCCAACATTAGCATATATGGCAGCGACTATAATACAGTGGATGGTACTTGCGTTCGTGATTATATTCATGTTGTTGATGTTGCTAACGCAATTGTAAGAGCAGTTGAAAACGGACCCTTGAATACTGACTACGAATGCTTAGGATCAAAGACAGGGTTTAGTGTATTAGATGTACTTTATGCTATGGAAAAAGCAACAGGCAAAAAGATCCACAAAGTATTTACCAATAGAAGAGAAGGCGATGCTGAAAGCTGTATCGTAGATAACCTCTCAAAGTATTGTGAATTAACAAAAAATATTGAACAAATGTGTTTAGATCAATATATTTTAGAAAAAAATGTACTTTTTTGTTGACACACGCGAAAAAGTGTTATAAATAAAACTATACGAATAATATTTAGGAATAAACCTTCGATGAAACTCAGTACCATATATCAACCGAAACAGCCTACAGCCGCAATTTCATGCGATATGTTTGCCGTGCGCGGAGAGTGGAATGGTAATGGGAGTTCCGGAGGATAAGCTAGTTAGTAAAGTAACGATTTAGCAAACCCTCCAAGAGAAATCTTCGGAGGGTTTTTTGTTATATAGAGTAGCCGGTGGTCCGGACTTGGGTCTCATAAGCCTGATGAAATAGTTCAATTCTATTCTACTCTACCAAGAATAAAAAAATAATTTTTACTGTTGACAATTGAGTTTATATAGTATAGATTAACTAAATAAGGACGAAGAGATAATATCAATCTCCTTAAGTGGATATGCGGAACGAGACTGCGGTAACCCCACTATAAACAAATACCGAATGGGCGTCCTGGAGGATGGAAGCGTAAGCTGAAAAATCCCAGATGATATTATTCTATTTTCACATGTACTGTGAATAATGGGAGGAAGCATGGTTCGACTCCATGCGTGAAGGGGGTCTTCAATTGCCGACGGGCATCCGCAGTTCGAGTCTGCAAGCAGTGCAGTTGAAAATAGAATATGGGAAGGTAAAGTCGGGGGTTCCGACACGCGGACTGTAAATCCGTTCTGTAACAGGGAGTGGTTCGAGTCCACACCTTCCCACCAAATAATGTTCCTGTAGCTCAGCGGTCAGAGCTCCCCGCTCATAACGGGTTGGTCGTAGGTTCAAATCCTACCGGGAACACCAAATTTTACATGGCGCTGGGTAATACCTGTAAGACGTTATATTGGGAAGTAGTTCAGCGGCAGAGCGCCTGACTTTGAATCAGGATGTCGGAGGTTCGAATCCTCCCTTCCCAGCCAATATTGTCGGTATAGTGTAATGGTAACACGGCGGCTTCCAATCCCGCAAATCTGGGTTCGATTCCTAGTACCCTCGCCAACAAATGGATCCCTAGCTCAGTTGGTTAGAGCAGCCGACTTTTAATCGGCAGGTCCTGAGTTCGAATCTCAGGGGATTCACCATGATTCACCATTATTTTGATGATATACTAGAAGTTCCTGTGGCGACCAAGCGATTGGGGGAAGATAGGAACGTAAAGAGCGAAATTACTGGCCGTAGCGTGTCAACACCTCAGTAGCTAGTGTATCTTCTAAGTAATAGAATAGGTGACGGCAATCACCTTAACTGAGAGACTACTCCTCCACGTTTTGCCGAATGTGGGTCGCGGTAGCCTGTTTGGTCTAGTGGAGAAGGTGCGCGGTATGTATGCTGCGAGACATGGGTTCGAATCCCATAACAGTTTTCCTCTCAGTTAGAAATTTCGCATATGTAGCTCAGGGGTAGAGCATCTGGTTGAAGCCCAGAGTGTCGGTGGTTCGATTCCATCCATATGCACCAAAAAAGTTCATTTAATGGTTGACATCGTTATTTGCTTATGCTATAACAGATATATCAAAAGGAGACTACAAATGGAACCAATGATTACAGTATCAGAATTGATTGATATTTTAAAAGCTTTGCCCGACCAAGATGCTCTTGTTCAAATATCTATGAACGATGAATACCAATCCCCCTTGCGTGCCGACTGTATCCGTCTCGAAGATGACTATGTAGTAATTGAGGATTAAATTATGACACTTTCTTTTGACCCACTTGACCCATATGTAAAAATGGTAATGGAAATCTCTGACGAAACACTTACCCGCTTCTTCGACTCCATGGGTATTGATATTAATCTTGATGTTGAAGACGAAGATGAAGGTATTCTATACGATTGTGAAGCATAATACTTCCTTAGCTCAGTGGACAGAGCAACTGGCTACGAACCAGTAGGTCCGGGGTTCGAATCCTCGAGGGAGTGCCAATAATGCTAGTGTGGTGTAATGGCAGCACACATGGTTGTGGACCATGTAGGAGATAGTTCGAGTCTATCCGCTAGTACCAAATAATGTAGGTGTGCCTCGAATGGTTAGGGGTCGGATTGCAAATCCGAATTATGCTGGTTCGAGTCCAGTCATCTACTCCAAAAGATATCTGTGTATAGCTCAGTCTGGTAGAGTGCTGCACTTGGAATGCAGAGGCCGGAGGTTCGAGTCCTCCTACACAGACACAGAGAACATGAAATGTATAAATAGTACTGAAGAGATAAAACTATAGGTGCATTTCATGTTCTACACTATCTATAAAATTACCAATAAACTCGACGGTAAAATCTATATCGGTAAACACCAAACTAAAAACCTTAATGATGGTTATATGGGTTCCGGTAAATGGCTTAAACATGCTATTGATAAGTATGGATTGGAAAATTTTACTAAAGAAATTCTATTCCAATTTGATAATGAAGCGGATATGAATGCTAAAGAAGCCGAGCTGGTGACAGAGGAGTTTGTTAAAGAAGATACGAACTACAACTTGTGTTCTGGCGGTAACGGTGGATTTGGGCACATAAACATAAACAAATTAAATGTCACCCTTGATGAGCAGCGTAAAAGAAATCCAGAAATAATTAAAATTGCTGCTATCAATGGCGGTAAAGCTAAAAAGCTTTTAATGGAAAATGATGCAGAATATAGAGAAAAATGTATTGCCGCCCAATCAAATGGCCTGAAAGAATACTTTAAAACTAATCCCGGAACATTTACTGGTAAATCACATACGGAAGAAACAAAAAATAAACTCCGAAAGCCCAAGAATCAAGGCTCTAAGAATTCACAGTTTGGTACTATGTGGATTACTAATGGTAAAGAAAATAAAAAGATTAAAAAAGACTCTATAATACCAGTAGGTTGGTATAAAGGTAGGGTAACAATTACTGTCTCATAGCTCAACGGTAGAGCAAACGGCTGATAACCGTTAGATGGGAGTTCGATTCTCCCTGAGACAACCAAAAAAGGATATATATGATGGAAAAAGTAGTTCGTAACGGAAAAGTAGCAGTAATCGTATCCCCAGGATATGGCGCTGGTTGGTCAACTTGGAACGAGAGCAAAATTTGCTTTGATCCTATTATTGTAAAATGGATTGAAGGCGGCAAAGCCGGCGCTCCACCTTTAGATCACTATGGCAAATCTGCTCCCTATGCTGGCGGCCTATCACAAGCTGAAATTGAATGGATTGATGAAGGAACCGATTTCCGTATTGAGGAATACGATGGATATGAGTCAATTGAGCTCATTGGAGATATTGACCACTTTACTGCATAATAATGGCCCCATAGATTACTGGCTAGATCACTGCCCTTTCAAGGCGGAGGAACGGGATCGATACCCGTTGGGGCTACCAATATAAAAGAGGATGATATGTTTACTGAGAAGCAAGTTACAGACATGGTTGATCTACTGATTAACTGTGATGAAAATACAAAGGTATATCTTGGCTGTGACTCAGTTCGTTATATCAAGAATAACAGAAGCTGGGCAAGATTTGCAACTGTTGCTATTGTTCATATGAACGGTAATAAAGGTTGTCGGATCTTCTCAAATGTATCCCACGAGCCGGACTATGATCTAAAGTCAAATCGTCCTAAGATGAGAATGTTGGCTGAAGTTCGTAAAGTCTGTGATCTGTATATTCAGATTGCGCCATTCATTGATGAGTTTGAAAATGAAATTCATCTTGATATCAACACCGACCCAATGCATGGTTCTAACTGTGCTGCAAGTGAAGCAGCTGGTTATGTTCTAGGTATGACTGGTATCACGCCAAAACTGAAGCCTGATAGCTGGGCAGCTAGTTTCGGTGCGGATGGTGTAGCTCACGGGCGTACAGAAAAAGTTTAAAAAAGTGCAAATTAACTGTTGACATTAGTGTAGAAATGTATATATTACTAATATAAGGAATGAAAAATTCCTACGCTCTTTGAAAATTTAAAACTTTCTCTTAGGTTTAAACCGATAATAGAGATGGAAATAGAAACTCTATTTTCAGGCATACATCAAGTAGCGATGAAACGTGACAGGTAGGATAGGTGGCGCCACTGAAGCTGTAAAATCCTGGTGAGGGACAAAGCGTCGATATGGTGTATGCCTGTAAATAGAGTTTATTCCCCAATAGTTCAGTTGGTAGAACACCTGACTGTTAATCAGTATGTCGCAGGTTCGAGTCCTGCTTGGGGAGCCAAATAGGTAAGGGATAACAACGGCAGGCTCATTGCGTAGTACCGGTTGCCCTTACTAAAGAATATTGCGGGGTAGAGAAGTAGTTAACTCGCCAGTCTCATAAACTGGAGATCGCAGGTGCAAATCCTGCCCACCGCAACCAAACAATGCTTCCGTAGCTCAACTGGACAGAGCAACTGACTTCTAATCAGTAGGTTGAGGGTTCGAGTCCTTCCGGGAGCGCCAAAAGCCAAGGTCCTAGACACAGTGAAACTTCAGGCTTTGTATGGAGTGAGATAGCTAGGAGACCTGCCAGTAGGGACTAAACTGGTAACAATTATATGGAAGCGTGGCAGAGTCAGGTTTATTGCACTGGTCTTGAAAACCAGCGACGGCAGTGATGTCGTCCTAGGGTTCGAATCCCTACGCTTCCGCCATAATAACTTGGTACCTATCATAAGGCGGATAGGTTAAAAGAATGCATGTTTGACTGCCATGTTTATAATTTAGGGCGATTAGCTCATCTGGGAGAGCGCTTGATTTGCATTCAAGAGGTGATCGGTTCGAGTCCGATATTGTCCACCATATTGCGGGTGTAGCTCAGTGGTAGAGCATTTCGTTGCCAACGAAAATGTCGTGAGTTCAAATCTCATCATCCGCTCCAAAATTCTAACGGTGTGTCAAGTAACTGAGACGCGCACTTTACGAACTGAACTGATGCTGGTAAAACCGATAAACGCTTTCTCAGGCTTTGCATCGTTCGACGTTAGGATATGATATACTGCTAAGGTCTTTTTGACTAGGATCGACGGCTCCTTCCGGTAAAGCGTTAAATCCGGACAGTATATTATAATCCAGGTCCTTCGGGATTCTGTGTAGGCTCTTCATTCGTGAATCCTAATTAAATCCCATAAGTGTTTGGGTGATGATAGTAAGGTTAGATTGTGCGAGCCTATCATCCTGTAGTAACAATCTATACCTATGTTGGATGTCGGCATAGGATGAAATCAAAACGTCTAGTCACGGATACACTACGATAACTCGTTATATCCAGTCTGGGCCCGGATTACGCTAAAGGATGAACTTAGTGTATCTTTGACTGGGCGTTAGGGCATCCCAAATAAGTATGACACCTCAAGCCTATCCTGCTAATGCCTTTGCAGTGAAGCTCAATAACCGAGGAGTAAAAGCAAGGGTTAAGCTGCCTTGTAATATGTCTTTAAATCGGCTTGGTGAAGAGACTAAACACCTTAACGTATCCAGTGACAAAGAGTGTAGGCAACTTGGAGTCACTGCTTCAATAATAGTTTGCGGTTAAGCCCATAACGCCTGTACAGGCGAGCAAGTTAAATAAAGACGTGGGTGAGTTTGTATAGCACTTTCAGTAGGAGCCTATACGTTTATATTGCGGGTATAGCTCAGAGGCAGA